TATGACCTATCGGCTGCAACGGATCGCCTCCCTATTTCTAGTCAGGTTGCTATCCTTAATAGTTTGTTTAAGGATAGGGTACCTATCGAAGATGTAGGGGGAACATTTGGATCAGCTTGAGCAGAGTTGCTTATAAATAGGGAATATAGACTTCCAGCGAATTTACGCTTGGGGGTTCCACATGATCTCTATTTAAAGTATTCTGTAGGGCAACCTATGGGTGCATTGTCCTCTTGAGCTATGCTCAATTTGACACATCATATGATCCTTCAGATGATAAATTACTATTTATATCGTCAGATAAAATGATATGTTAATTATGAGGTATTAGGTGATGATATAGTTATATTTAACAAGCAGGTGGCAGACCTTTACTTAGACGTAATGGAAAACCACTTGGGAGTTAAATGTAATGCATCAAAGTCCTTACTTGCACCTGACCGTCCAGTGGTTGAGTTCGCCAAAAGGGTCTCTATTGGAGCTTTTGAAGTGTCAGCTTTTAGCTGGCGCCAATTTCGCTCCTTAGATTCCTTGATGGGTCGAGCAGCCATTGCGGTGGACCTATTAACTCGGAAGATTCAGGATCATCCAATGAGAGCCCTTAAGGCTCTTACAGGAAGATCTTGATCAAACGTCGATTCCTATCTCTATACTTTGCTGAATTTTTGTTCAGTTATAGTTATGAGAAAAGGATTGAGTCTAGAGGCTCTTTGTGATTATTTAATTGATCTCAAGAACCCCTTTAGATTTATCGGCGGCCGGATAATAGGGAACCTGAAACCTGGTCCTCTTGAAGATGTAATCTTAAGATTTGTTAAGGGTTTACCTATACAAGTCCCAAAGATTTCTCCTAAAGTTGACTGGTATTCAAGGTTGTTTGAGGCCTTCTCACGAGGGTATCTAACTGATCGTATAGTCGAACTCGTTTACGAGATGACTCAACGATCATGGCTCCGCGATAATATCGTCGCTACCTGTAATTGTTTCGATCCGCCTGCTCCGATAGAATTAGTTGAGCAACTTTTCTATTGAGGGCATCATCGAGTCGTAATAAGACCAGGTAGGTTCGAGCACTTACCAATTAGTGAGCTTCTAGCTATGTACGACGAATGAATGCAATTGAAGAGGGATTTCCAATTTTGAAAATTTCGAGTTGATCGAAAGAATCGTTTAGATAACCCTTTGAAGTTGCTGGAGTTCTTAGAAAAGGCAAAGAAGTATGGTGTGATTTCTGTTGAAATCAAGAGATAATCATCTTTATGATTCACCAGAG